TTGACCTTTAAATCAACCGCTTTAAAGCCCGATGTGCGAGGAGCAAATGGTGGCAGCAGTTCGACAGTTATTCATTATAACCCTGTTGTCACAATTTCAGGCGCAAGTAAGGGTGCAAAGGATGATTTTCTTGTGCTGCTCAAAAAACATAAAGAAGAAATTCTCACAATTGTAAGAAAAGAAAACGAAAGAAAAATGAGGTTGGCGTACTAATGTTTGCACAACTTGGCGATATTGAATTTGAATTAATAACATACTTTAACGGAATGGATGAAACTGTTTCTTACAATTACGCTGAACATGAGCGAATCGGTAATAAGCCTGTTTTGCAGTACATGGGAATGAATCTGCTAGAAGAAAATATCAAACTAAACTTTCACAATTCCTTTTGCACTCCTGAAGACGAAATTAAAAAGCTGAAAAATGTAGCAAATAAAGCTACACCGCTAAAATTTATCAAAGGTAACGGCGAATATATCGGAGTTTTTGTTGTGTCTGAAATTGTTTCTACAACCGAGCAGACAAGCAAAGAAGGTGATTTGATTTCTGTCCAGGTCGATTTGAGGCTCAGAGAATACACAGGCAAAATCCCTGAAGCGAAGAAACAAGGGGGATTGAAAAAGAAATGACGGAATTCTATTCCTACATTACAAAAGACAATGACCGCTGGGATTCGATCGCATATAAGTTCTATAAAGATGCGACAAAATACGAAGTTATTATTCAGGCAAATCCCTCTGTTCACATTAAACCGACTCTTGAAGCCGGTATTAATCTGAAAATCCCTGTGCTTGATGAAGATGAGCAAATATCGTTTGAATTACCTCCTTGGAGAAATTAATGTTAAAACCTACTTTCAAAATTGAATATAATAAAAAGGACATCACTCGTGATGTTTCAAGCTATGTTGTAAGTATTGAATACACTGACTTTGAACACGGACAAAGTGATGAAATTTCTATTACCTTTGAGGATTCAGAGAAACTTTGGCAAAATGCCTGGATTCCAAGCAAAGGTGATTCTCTCAGATTATTTATCGGTTATGAAGGCGAAAAACTCCTTAATTGTGGCGTGTTTGAGATTGATGAAATCGAGCTTGACACTCCGCCTGATACTCTTATTGTAAAAGCGATTGCGACAGGAATTAAAAAGCCTTTAAGACAAAATAATTCTATTGCATACGAAAATAAATCCCTAAAACAGATTGCTAATGAAATCGCAAAACGCCACAGCCTTAAACTTGTTGGCACTATTGAAGATGTAAAAGTTGAACGTATAACGCAAAATCAGGAACGTGATTTATCATTCCTCAAAAAACTTGCTGAACAGTACGGATATATTTTCAAAATAACAGAAGGCAATCTTGTTTTTTATAAAACCGAAAAACTTGTTAATGCGAATGCTGCAAAAATCCTATACCGCAACGAATTATCAAGAGTAAATTTAACAGAAAAAACGAGTAAAAACTATAAATCAGTAACCGTCAGCTACCACAATCCAAAAACAGGCAAAAAGGTTAGTGCAACTGTAAAAAATCAAAGTTGTGTAAAAGGCGATGCCTTAAAATTAAATGTTCGCTGTGAAAACAAACAGCAAGCAATTTTAAAAGCAAAGGCAGCACTTTCTAAAGGTAAAGACACTATCGAAGGCTCTGTTGATATGTATGGAAATCCTTATCTTGTGGCAGGATTAAATATTGAACTAAAAGACTTGGGCTACTTTTCAGGTAAATATCACATAAAAGAAGCTCGCCACAGAATTGACCGCAGTTCAGGATATGCAACAAGCTTGGAGGTGGCATCGTGTTAAAATTCGGCGTTGTTACAAACATAAACCCACTGACGGCAAAGGCTCGTGTGCAGTTTGCAGATGATGATATTACTTCATTTTGGCTTCCTGTGCTACAGCAAAAAACAAACAAAGACAAATTCTATTCTATGGTCGATGTCGGTGAACAGGTTGCTTGCCTTATGGATGATAATTCTGAGGACGGAGTAATTCTTGGTGCAATTTACACCGGAGTTGACTCGGTTCCGGGGATTTCAAAAGATCAGCACATAATCAAATTTGAAGACGGCAGTTTTATTGAATACAACAAAGAAACTCAAATGCTGACTATCGTTGCAAAAACGCTAAATATTGTTGCCGATATTTTAAACACAGGCAAAATCCAAAATACGGATGGAATAACTTCTGCAGCAGATATTACCGACAAAAAATCTTCAATGCAGGCAATGCGTGATGTTTACAATCCACACTCGCACACAGGAAATATGGGCAGTCCTACTTCTGCCCCTGATGGAGCAATGTAATGACAATATTATCAGAAATTAAATATGTAGATTGGCAGTGTAAACTCAATGATATCGGCTCTGTAGCAGAAGGTCTTGAGGATATTAACCAATGCATTGCCGTAATTTTGTCAACTCAAAAAGGCTCTGTCCCTCACCGCCCGACTTTCGGTTCAGATATTTTAAAATACGTTGATACCCCTGTAAATGTCGCAAAACCGAACATTACAAGAGAAGTCATTGATGCAATAAATCTTTGGGAAACAAGGGTTAATGTCGATTCCGTTACGGTTGAGATTAATGAAACTCAGTTAAATATAAAAGTTCAATGGAGCTTAAAAGAAGATTCTTCTACTTCATCAATGGCGGAGGTGAGTGTATGACACAACTTCCTGAACCGAATTTTATTGAGCGTGATGCGGATAAAATCACTCAAGAATGGATTGATTTGTATGAATCCAAATCAGGCAAAGTTTTACAACCTGCCCAGATTGAAAGATTGATGATAGACAGTTGTGCTTATCGGGAAAATCTTTTGAGAATAAAAATCCAAGAAATCGCAAAAGAAAATCTATTGAGCTACGCACCTCTCAATATTTTGGAACATATCGGAGAACCTTTAGGAGTCAAAAAACTTCTAGCCGATTGTGCAACAACGACTTTAAGATTTTCTGTTGATGAAGCTCTTGAATTTGATTTTACAATTCCAAAAGCTACAGAAGTCGGCACAAAAGACGAACTTTTTGTATTTGAAACAACTGCTGTTGCAACTTTAAAATCAGGTGAATTGTATGTTGATATTGAATCCGTTTGTCAAACAGCAGGTGTTGCAGCGAATAATTACACACTAAAATCAATTAATGATTTAATTACGCCGCTTTCATATATCAGTGCAGTTGAAAATATCTCTGTAAGCTCGGGTGGAGCCGATGATGAAGATGTCGAGAATTTGAGAGAAAGAATTCGTCAAGCACCGGAAAGTTTTTCAAATGCAGGAAGTAAAGGTGCTTATCGTTTCCATACTTTATCTGCACATCAAAGCATAACAGATGTTGCCGTTTTATCGCCGAGTCCCGGTGTTGTTGAAGTTTATCCTTTAACAAAAACCGGCAATCCTTCTGCTGAAATCTTGAGTATAGTTCAAAGTTATTTGAGCGATGACAAAGTTCGGCCGCTAACTGACAAGGTTGTAGTTAAATCTCCTGAAAGAATCGAATTTATCTTAAATGCAAGCATTGTTTTATTCTCATATGCAGATAAAACAAGCGTTACAACTACTATTAACGCTAAGTTGTCAGAATACAAAATTGCATTGGCTGAAAAACTTGGAAAAGATGTTATCAGAACTCAAATTATTTCTATTTTAAACAGTATTTATGGTGTGTTTAAAGTTGATTTAGCAACGCCAGTTGATATAGACATTCTTGATTATCAGTGGGCCGATTTAAAAACTTTCAATATCACAATCGGAGGGTACGCTAATGAGTAATTTGACTCCGATTAATGATTTGAATTTGAAAATAATAGATGCGATTGCAGATGAAAGATTCTCAAATATAGATTTGACCTGCCTTTTAGTAACCATTATTGATAATGTACCATCAGATGCCTTGCCACACTTGGCTGAACAATATCACGTTACAGGGAATGAAGGGTGGCTTCAAGCGAGAAATGACGATGAAAAACGGGATTTAATAAAACGCGCCATTGAAGTTCATAGACATAAAGGCACAAAATACGCACTTACAAGAATATTCGATATGTTTGGAATCGAGGGGAAAATTCAAGAGTGGTTTGAAACAGGTGGCGACCCTTTTACATTCTCTGTTGATTTGAATTTTGTTTCAAAAGGTTTGGACTATGACCTCATCGCAAAGTTGGAAGATTTAATAAATGAGTACAAAAATGTACGTTCGCATCTTTCAAGCGTCAGTATTTCGATGTCCTCAAAAGTCAAAGCCTGCAAAGGTAAATTTGCAGCAATCACAGGCGAAACAGTTGCCGTAATGCCAAAGCCATTTGATTTATTTTGGGATTCATATTGTTGGGATGAAAGAAATTGGGGCAAAAATTCTAAAACCAATCTCAATTTACCAACGATGTTTTTTGATACTTCCAAATTTGATGAATCTGTTTGGGCGTTCGGATAGGAGAATTTATGGAATTTTACACATTACTAACAAAAATCGGCGTAAATAAAATAATTGATGCACAGGTGAATTCTATTCCACTTGTGTTAGGTACTTTCGCTGTGGGTGATGGCGGTGATGGATATTACGAGCCAAACGAAAACCAAACCCAACTCGTAAATGAAACTTACAGAAACAATATTTCAAGAATCTATGCGGACACTAATTACAGCAATCGATTAGTAATTGAATGTGCGATTCCTTCAAATACAGGCGGTTATTATATCAGAGAAGTCGGAATTTTTGATAATGACAGAAATCTCTTTGCAATTGCAAGTATTCCTGAAAGTTATAAACCTATTGAAGATGAAGGCTCAACTCGAGATTTTTATATCAAAATTATTGTCGAAATTGAAAACTTGGAAAATACAAATCTTGTAATTGATTCAAGCGTTGCAGTTGTTTCTCTTGATTATCTTGAAAATAGCCACAATAAAGATGTTAACGCTCATCACCGATTAATCGATGCCGACAAAGTTGACGGCTACCATGCAGGAAATGAAAAAGAACAGGTCGCTGTTTCCAACAAAACAAAATGCGAGGATTTGAACGCTGACTTGGTTGACGGACATCACGCCGGCAACGAATCCAATAATGTTCTAGTGCTTGATGATGATGGAATTGTGCCGGAAGAAAATTTAAAACCGTATGCAAGCAAGAGCCACACGCATAATATATCTGACATTATAACGAGCGAGGCTATCCACGGATTCCATAATATGCACATCGAATCAGGTCTAAATGAAGGGACAACAAGTTATGTTTACCCTCCTGACGGCTATAAAATGACGGAATTGTTGGCTTTTATTCCATCAATTAGAACCATATATTTTTCAGGAGATGTTAACGGCGATGATTCTTTGTACTGCTATTGGGGAAAAGATGACGTGAAAATAACAATAACCTGCTACAACTCAGAGCAACGATACACGCCAACTGTTAATTGGCTTGCTATTTGGCGAAAAGACAGACCTAAAGATGCGAATTAAGGAGATAATATGACTTTAATAAATGAATTAACGGAATTTAAACCTGGCGAAAAAGCAAAAGCAGCAGAAGTTAATCAAAACTTTGAAACGCTAAGGCTTTCAAATAATGATCAGGAAAACAAAATCACAAACCTCCAATCAGAAATCCAAACTAAAATGGATGCAGAGGGAGGAACTCTTGGCGGTGCTTTAAAGCTAAACAGTTTTAGTAAAATATCAAGTGTTAATGGGGTTTTGACACTAACAAGTGAAACAAATTATTTTAAAATTTCAGGTGCTGAAACAATAACCCAAATTGCCGGCTGGACATCCGGAATTGCAATTGTTGAGTTTTTGGAGTCCAGGACCATCAGAAATTCTGAAACTTTAGCTTTGCAAAACAATGCGGACCGTTTGGTTTTAAAAGGTGATGTTTCTTTATATGTATTTGAAGAAAACAAGGTTAAGGAAATCGGATACTTTGGGGCTAAAGAAGTCAGGACCAATTCCTTTAAACCTCAAACAATTTTAAACTGCCCGAAAAATTCATCAGGACGAGCTGATTTTTTGAGAAAGATTGAGCTTTCGGCAAACATTGTTCCTGCGATGGCAAGTGCAGTTCATGAACAATGTGTTATTACTGCTTCATCTTACTATGACGGGAACTACCTGCCTTGGAAATGTTATAGAGGAAACAATGTAGATGCTTATTGCTGGATTTCCGCAAATGGCATTGCCACAGGTTGGACAAAAATTGAGTTTAAAACCTCCACTCCAAAAATCGTTGCATTTTCTATTACGGCAAGAAATGCCGCTGATGCAAATTTATATTCTCCATACAATTTTATACTTGAAGGCAGTAATGATGATGTAAACTGGCAACTACTAGGCGATTACACTGGTATTGGCGCATGGGGGCAGAGTGAAAAGCGTATTTTTGCATTAAATTATTCTGCTAATTTTAAATTTTACAGACTTTCTGTTACAGCAATTTCAGGAGCAGGAACTTTTGTTTCAATCGGTGCTGTAGAATATTATACTGCGACAAATGAGTATATGCCGATGGTTGCTAAACTTGATTTGAGTGCTGATAATCCGCTACTGCTGAATAATGCAAAGGGAATGTCTGCAAGCGGAAAAGTAAACGAATTGGTTGCTATAACTGAAAGCTATATGCTTGAGAATTTGCTCAATAACTCAATGATGTATTTGGCAATGGAAAAACAGGAAAATAATAAATTCCAGCCTATTATAACCACGGCCCGTCCAGTTTATACAAACAAATTACAAAAACACTCTGATGTTAATTCCATTCCGACTATGACATCTGATATTACTACATCAGAATTTAGAAAAGGCTATATTTCCACCGCAAGTTCAACTTACAACGCAAGTTATATCCCGGCTTGTGCCTTTAATCATAACCTTGCAACAAAATGGATGGCATCAATTGTCGGAGGAAATCAATGGTTGCAAATAGAATTCCCGAACCCAAGAATAGCTGCCCGATTTGGAATAACAGCAAGTGTAGATACTCCGACAGGATGTATTTATAACGGTTATATAAAAGGTTTTGACGGTGAAAAATGGATTGTTCTTCTTGAAATTCCTGCGCAAGCTGCATGGGGAGCAAATGAAGTCAGATATTTTGATGCGACAAATTTTACACCTTGTGCAAAATATAAACTTGAAATTGTAAATATTATGAACGGAGCAACTTACGCTCAAATTGCACAGTTTGAGGTTTTTGAACTTGCTTACTGTTACGTAATTCCTGAAAATACATTCTATAAATACAATCCCGATAAAGGTAAATACGAAGCAAAAGAGGTTAATTTTATCGGTAGAATCAAAACCCAACACAACTTTGTCTCGGATGTTAATAGCTATGCCCAGGAGGGAGTCTACATCAGTGATGAAACAAATATTTGGGCATCATCCACTTTTGCCTTCTCGCATAATCTTGGTTTTGATTACAAAAATATGCGGATTTCTACCTGGATAAAAGATAAAACAAACGGCTTCATTATGCCGTGGGAAATTGACTCAATATTAGATTACAGCCATGAATGGAATAATAACGGCTTTTACTATGATGATTGCTTGTTCTATGTCAGAACAGGCACAGGGCTTATGCAATACAAGGATTACGGCGGAACAAACAGGTCTATAACCTCGAATTGCTCTTTAATCATCCAGCTTGAAAGGAATTTTTAATATGAAAACAGTTATTAGAAACGGTGAATATTTATTTGTTGAAAATGTAATGTTAAACGATATCGAGGTGCCGGAACGACCGATTCCTGATGCAACTTTCGAAAACGGTGAGTGGGTTGTAAATTCGGATTCGTTTTTCTCTGAGGCGGATTCAGAAGAAGCCACCAAGTTTTTAACCAATTCTGATTGGAAAGTAATCAGGCACAGGGACCAATTAGCACTTGGTGTTGAAACTTCCCTGACGGCAGATGAATATTTAACACTATTAAAAGAGCGACAAGAAGCAAGAAAGAAGGTGATTAACAATGTCGTTGAATAAAATATGTATGCACTGGACAGCAGGTTCAAATAATCCATGTCAAACGGATATTGAAGCCTACCACTTTATTTTTGATTCCACAGGAAAGGAATTTAAAGGAAAATTCGCACCCGAAGACAATATTAATTGCAAGGATGGCAAATATGCAAAACACTGCGGCGGAGGTAATACAGGATGCATTGGTTTGTCTTGCTGTGGAATGGCAGGATTTGACTTAAAAAATAAGCAAACAAAATACCCTATTACCAAAAAACAGGTTGAAGCTATGTGCTGCAAAGCTGCGAAACTATGTATCAAATACGGTATTGAAGTTGCAGCCGAAACAGTTTTTACCCACTATGAATTTGACCAAAAACGCACTGCAAGCGAACGAGAGGGCAAATCGGATATTGCGTATTTGCCGTATCTTCCAAATCTTACAAAAGAAAAAGCCGGAGAATATTTAAGAAACAAAATCAGTTGGTATATTACTCAAATAAAGAAAGAAAAAAAGCTATGAACTTTTAAGCACTACTCAAAAACTTGAAAAAATTAAACGTAATTTGGTTATTAATCGAGCCATTTATTATGAATCTTATTCAAAAAAACGTGCCGAATTGTGTAACCAAGTTATATGAAAACCTTGCAAAATACACTCAGCCGACGGTTGATAGTTTGTTTAAATTGAAAGACAAAATCAATACAACGCCCAATGACCTTGATAATTACTGTTTTGAGCAAGGAGTGAACGCTCTTGAATCATTTGCGAATCATTTATCAGGGATTGTTGCGGATTTAAGAAAATAACTGTGTCTAAATGATTCAGAATAGTCTAAAAGACTTTAAATGAAAGCTATTGCGAGGGATGAATGTCAATGTCGAAAAATATAAGGAGAAAAATATGACAGAAAAAATTATCCCTCAAGATGCTTTCAAAAGTAAAAAGAATTTTGAAGAATTTATGGCAAATCACAACGCCCCTGAAATAGTATCGGCGCTTGCTGATTATCCAAAAGCAAACGGCAAGGCAATTGTTACGATAGCAGATTTAACACAAAATTCTGAAACAATTATCAATGCACTGAGTGAAATCAAAAACCTACCGCAATCACCTTTTATAGTTTGGATTGTTGCAAACGAGCGAGAAAATTTAATCACTGCAGCAGAAACCTTAAATAAATTTTCAAATAATGACTTTGGCATTTTTATTTTTAAAGCCTCTTTAAACAACGATAAAATTGGTTTTAAATGCCTTTTAAAACCTGAAACTAAAACACAAGGACAAAGTAGGGCGAAGCAGATTCAAATTGAATATTGGAAACGATATTTTGAAATATGTGATGAAGTAAATCCTGATGTTCAGGTAAATCCAAAATATCAGCACTGGCAATATCTTCCGATGGGTAAAGCAGGAGTTGCACTAATGTTAACAATTAGTACCCAAATAAAATACATCGGTGTTGATTTACTTATAAATTACAAAAAGAGTATTTTTGAAGAACTGAAAACCCATAAATCTGATATTGAAAAAGAACTCGGGATTTTGGATTGGATAAATGAACAAAACAATAAATCCTCAAAAATAAGAAAAACATTGGATTTTGACATAACAGATCCAACGCAAGTTGATGAAGCAATAAATGCTCACATAGATTTGGCCCAAAAATTCAAAACTGTTTTTAGCAAATATTTATAACAAAAACGAATGTGTCTGAACGATTCAGAATAGTCCGAATAACTTGTAATTCGGACTATTGCAAGTGATTAATGTCATTGTAGATAAATAAAACAAAGGAGACAATTATGACATTGAAAAATCAAAGCAACCTGCTTTACGGAACTAAAATTTATAACCACGAAACAAAATCAATCGGCTTAGTAATTTGTACCTGGGATAACACTTTTTGGAGTTCAAATGGACCTTTAGATGTACCAT